TAGTATTATAGATAATACCTTCTATATCTGTTTTAGTTAGATAAGAAAAATTGATAGGAGAAACATAGGGTTCTTGATAAATTATGCCATCATCTGCAAATAAATTAGTGCTAGAATATTTTCCAGTAGGATCTTTAAGATCAAAATATCTACTAATACCGCTACTTGTTCTATTAATACTTTTTACTTTTGCAACTTTTTGCGTAACAGACAAAGGACTAATGTTATAATCTTCTCCAGTGACCATACGATTTTGTGTATAATAAGTTTGAGGAGCATTGGCTTTAATACTAGCATTAGTCTCAGTAGCCGCACTATTATTAACTGTAGAGGCCAGCCCCAAACTAAGAGTTAAAGTTTCAAAATTATTTTGTGTACTTACGTAAGGAATGGTAATCAGAACATTTATTATATCCGATGGATTGATAGTGTAGGATAAATTATTACTGGTTCTATAATAGACTCTAAAATTCCCTAAAGGTAAATTACCAAATACACCATCTGCAAACCCCAATGAAATGGCATCTCCTGCTCGAGTGATAACATTATAGATAGTTTTAATTTTGTTATTAAGACTGTTGTATATAATGTTATTGCCTGTTAGAGCAGGTACTTGAGTCCATAAAGTGTTTTCAAGACCTGTACTTTGATCAATACTATACAGCCATACATCAGTATTATTAATATTTTGAGTATTAACATCTATTGTTTCATTAGCACTAGGCTGTGTAACGGTAAATGTTCCCTGATTAAGAGTACCTTGGGTAAAGTTAAAGAAAAATCCAGTATTTGCACTGCCGGCTCCGTAGCCGTCATCTCGATAAACACAGGCAATATTATTAGCAATCTTTGGAGGTTCTTCGTAGATATAACTTTTACCGCTAAATGTTGTGCTAGTAATTTCAAAATTCATACTTCTACCAGCTACTGTTTTAGTAAAACTATAAGTAGGTACATTGGTATTGGCGCCATTAAATCTATATTGCCCTGTACTAATGCCGTAAATGTTAGCTTGATCTATAGGAGTTCCAAATTGGTTAGTCGGTAATAAGGCGGCATTTAAGATTTTTATAAATTGATCATACCAATTAGGATTACTACTATCGTTCCATGTAATGTACTGTCCTGCTAAATTTATACCATTACTGTCCAGTATTGTTTCTGTAGTGCTAATAGTATTAACTTTTAATAACCCTTGAGCTGGTACATTTCTACTAGCATTGTACCCAATCATTCTTGAAAGTCGTAATACACTTTCACGACGTTCTGCTAGTTCTAAAAAGTTTTCTCGGGCGTTAAGATCCACTCGGAAAGCTATACTTTGACCTACAAAAGCTATGAGATCAATAAGAGCAAGGTATTCGCTGGATTCAATGTAATCATTGAAATCTTCTGGAAAATTCACACGGATATAATCAATCATTGTACGGCGCAAATTTTCAAAGTCGTAACTTTGAAAATCAGCATTTTTGAATGATTGATAGATTTTTTGCCAGTCTTCGTTTACTAATAAATTGTTTAGTCTATCCGTCGAGCTCATAGTTTGTCCTAATAATTATATTTATTGAAATAAATTATGTGCGTAGTTAATTAAGCTACACGGAGCCCGTTGTCTTGATCAAATGTCAATTGCATTCTTTCTTGAAGATTATATTGCGAGTATTTTAGTGTAAAAGATATCTGTAGGCCAGTATCATACGGAGTGATAACCACATTTCCGGCTTGAACTCTTGGGTCATAATTTACTATTTCATTAACGTTTTGCAATATCAAATTCTTAATTTCTTCAGTCAACGGTTCGAATATCAAGTCCCAAATTATAGTTCCAAAAGCAGGATTCATTAGACGTTCGCCCTGGCGAATATAAAAATGATTCAGTAAATCTTGTTTAATCAACTCAAAATCGTAGAGAGAAAAATTTTCAGTATTTCTACTAACAGTACTAAATCCTTTATAAGTTTTAGGAGGTGCAATGGTATTAGTTCCTACTGCTGGTACTGCAATTTTATGATATAGTTGTGATGCCATTATTTTCCTCCTTGTACCTTATTAAAAGTATCTGTTTTGGTTGTATATTTTTGATAAAACTCCGGAGTAGCAATAGCACTTCCAGATTCTCTGTCTGTATTTGAAGTCTTAAATTTTGTAGCATCTAGATTTTCATGATGTGCATAAGGTTCAGTAGTAGGTATACGCAACATGATGCTGTTTATACTGCTTCCTGCCGATGCTGTTCCATCAGAACCAACAGTTGGTTCACCAGGATTATCAAATGTGCTCAACGGAGTAGGTGTTGTTGCTGCCGATGCAGAGCCAGCCGTGGCGGCTGCTGGTCCATTAAGGTTAATATTACCACCAGAAATAGTAGTATTAGCCGCACTAAGTTCCATATTACCGCCAGATGTTAATTTATTAGACCCACTTGTATTCAAATCAAATCCGCCACTAATTGTCATATTTGTTTGGCCGCCAACAGTAACATCCCATGTAGAACCAAAAGATTGTTTGTGTGCGCCTGTTATAGTTTCATCTTGTGTACCATCTACTTTTATCTTGACATTGCCGTTTACTATGGTAATTTTGTCTTTACCTATTTCGGTTTGATGTCTTCCTCCAACTTTTAGATTGAAATTCCGTTTGGCTTCAAAGTTAAAGTCTCGTCCTGCGTAAAAATTAAAATCGTGTTCACTATGCACACTAATACTGTCTTTAGCATAGATATCAATCTTACCGTCGCTAGTTAATTCTATCCAAGCAGTTCCTCTGCTATTTGTAATATAGATAAGATCTTCACTGTTATGTAATAATATTTCATGGCCTGTTCTAGTTCTAATTCTTACCAACTCATTATGGGGAATATCAGGTTTACCAGTATACTCGCCTTGCTCTACTGCCGCATAATCTGGAGGACCGTCCTTAGGTGTAGTCTTGCGTAAAAATTTATCATCACCGTCATCCATAACAAATGTAGTACCACCTAATCTACTTACAGGAGAATTAGGTATTAGATGTTCTAATTTACCAACTGGGCCTTGTTTTGCTCCTGGACGTTTATCTAAAGGTCCTGGAGTACTAATACCAAATACCATACTGGGTGCTTCTCTCCTAGCACTGCTGGTAGTTATTCCTCTTATATCGTCTTTTATCAGTCCTTGATGGTTTAATGCATCAGCTAAAGGATGCGTAGGTTTTTTAATCTGCGAAGGATCTGAAGGACTATTGTTTATTTGTTTGTTGTATTCTGCTGTAGGAGCTCGTGTATATGTACCTTCAACATTATTTTGTGTTGCCGCTATACCTGGCAACATAAAATTAGCATTTTCATCTTGAACACATCCCATCCAGTAGCCTTGACGAGGATCTCCGTCAATAAAAAACACAATCACAGTGGTTCCGGGATCGGGAGGTATCATCCACATACCATAACTTTTTTGAGTATTGTTATAATCGTTAGGATCGGCTTGAACATACTTAACACCAGTAATACCATAAAATGGACTCATATATTTTACTTGGTGGAGTTGACTTTCTGTTCCGTCGCCGCCTGCTGGTCTTAAAATTTCAACTTCTAATATACCCATATAAGTAGGGTCAAGATGGCTAACAACTCGTGCTAGAAACGGGCCTGGTTTTTGTTCTGCATCGTGCGCAGGAGCGTAGTCATAATTTTTATCTGCCATCTTTAACTTCCTGCACTTTCGCCATCAGGGCCGTTGTATCCTGCCGGATCCCCTAGAGCTGGTGCTGTTTTATCGCCTTCGCCATCTGGGTTGTTAGGATTAACTGTACTCTCGCTAGTATTGAGAGGTTTACCAGATACTGTCATCTCTTGTGCTGGTCTTCTAAATCCAATTAAATTTTGTGTAAATTTACCTTGTTTGAAATGACTTTCAACATTATTAATACAATATAATCCGCTAAAAGCCATTACGGGTTTAGTAGTTCCAGATCCAAAATCATACATTCCAGTAGTTTGATTAATATCTATAGGAGTTCTAAAATTTACAATAATATCAACTTCACCGCTTTGATGATTTACTGTACCATCAGCATTTAGATTTTTGAATTGACTTGGAGGCGAAGTATATGTACCTGTTCCGCTTTGAATAATAAAATAGGGATCACCAATAATTTCCATATTGAGTTGTAGCATATCAACACCGCCATTAATAGCATCGTGCCATATGCGAGCCGCTCGAGTTTTTTGATCTTCAGAACCGCCGCCGCCCTTTTTATCTGTAGCCTGTGTAGTTCCTGAATATTTTATTGTAGTAGGATTTTCTCCTAAATTACCCGAAGGAGCAGAACCTTGTTCTACAGGTTTTAGTGTTGGAACAACTTTATCTTTTGTCCCACCTTCTGCGGCAGAATTTTTATTATCTTGAGTATTTGCTAAACTACTTGCTGGCAAACTTGTACTAAAAGTTGCATTGTATTCTATATCAAATTTTATTACATCGATATTTTTGCCTGTATAGATATAATTGTATACTTTTACTGCTTGTTTTTTTAGTTCTTCGAACCCAGGTGCTCTAGTATTTGGAGGCATTATTTTACTTGTATGTGCTTCCCAAGGCACAACACGATAAACAATTAATCGAGGTTGTTTACCTGTACCTTTCTGATAATCTCCAATATTATAAACTTGAGTGTCAATTCTCCACCATTGTCGCATACCAGTCGGAGTAACGTTTGACTCTTCAAGTGCTTTGTTTGCGTAGTCACTTTTTAACATTACCTGATTTATTGCATTTGGAATATCACTATCCTGTGTAAACTTAAATTCACTCATTTTAGGATCAATTGTATTTTTTCCTCTAATGGTAACTTGTCCTTTAGGATCATAAAGTTTATTTTCTTTACCCATGCTTGGGTCGCCTTTTTTAACTTCATCAAATGCTAATACTGCTTTTCCTAAAGGATTACATGCTGATTGAGACTGTACTAGTGTTTTATTTGTACTACTTCTAGTAAGACCTAATTTTGTAAATACTCCTTGCGCACTTGGTGCATCTATAGGCTGAGTAGCAGATGTGTTATTTTCACTAGTAGTAGAATCTGTCGCTAGTGTGACTCCAGACGATATATCAGTTGGGAACATGATTACTATTTCGTCTGGAATTTCAACTACTTTGTCGTCTTTTAATTTTTGTAGTCTTTGATTAACAGCAACTTGTAGACTTTTTTCTCCTGTTTGCAAAACTTCTTGCACAGTTTTTCCTGCTACAGATACATCAGTTTTCAATGAAGTATACTCTGCTGTGTGAGCTTGATCGGCTTGTGCAAACGCTTCCACATTGTATGTTGCACCTTTTTCATTAACTTTCATTGTTAAATTTTGAAACTTAAAAGGTATTTTACGAGTAGTGTTAGGCACAGGCACCATAGATCCTGTTTCAGTTTCTCCTCTAAATTCAATGGTCAATAAAAATGTTGTATCTCTCCAATTACCTTTACCTTTTGTAGGTGCTACTAAATTTGCGGCTTCTTGAACTGCAATATAAAACAACCCCATACTATAAGGCTCTATAATGTCAAATGTAATATTTGTAACACTAGAATTTTTTCCGCCTTGACCGGTCAACACTCCATTAACTTGTAAATTATCAATATAAAAATCAAATTTACCATAGTCTGTATTAATCCTATTAGTAGGATCAGCGTTTGCTGATTTACAAATTAAAGGATACTGACTTGTATTCATATACAATGCAGGATTACTCAACTGATCGTTGGATAATGCTCCTATGCCAAGAACATAATCATAACTTGCATAGACAAACAAGGGATTAGGTAATGGTAATTGTGTCCCTGATAGCGGTTTTATAAAACTTGATATACTTTGAAAAATACCTGATATTGCATCTCCGGCGGCACTCAACGCACTTGCAGGGCCTTGTGAAAGAAAGTTTCCAACACTGCCTCCAATGTCAGATACTGTATCGCCTACAGCTTGAACTCCTGACTGTACAGAGGCAGTTGCTGAATCTAGTAATCCTGGTAATCCGTCAAGACTCATATTACAATCCTAAAAATGTTGTTAGCGCTGAACCTTTTGGTATATAAATTTGTGTCCCTGGAACAAAATCTAAGATAGGATCTTGTAGTACATCTAAATTACGTTGAATAAAAACCCACCACAGTGCGGCGTCTTTATACAAGTCAAATGCCAATAAATCTGGTCTATAAGTATACTGAGGCTGAATAGTATATAAAAAATCATCAGCAGACGTTGGCACTGGTCTAATAGACAGTACATCTAAATAATTATTAGATATTGTTGTTGTAAACCAAGGACTAGCAGATTTGTATTTTGCCATATTAGATGTATCCAAAACTATTATTGAGATATCCACCTTGAACAAATCTATCAAGACTGAAATTCTTCACACTATTTCTACTGTACATTGGTTGTAGACTAATAGTAAAACTACTCTTTGTTGGTACATGTGTAACTCCGCCACTTGTTGTTCCACCAAGACCTAACGACCCAGCTAATGAAGCAACTTGACCAATACCACCCGCTATACTACTTACCGTACTAGTGATATCTGATATACCAGGAATGGCTCCACCTAATGAATCAGCAAGTCCGCCAATTGAATCGGCTACACCGTTTATCTGGCCTGCCATACTACCAACAACATTAACACCAATATAATCGCAAGTGGAATCTAGTGTAGTTGTAAAACTTGTAACTACTACTGGCACATTCTTAAACACATAGTTTCCATAACCGTTTAAGAATACAATAGGAGGAGGATTACCTGCTTTAGGATCAGATCCTGTGAACATTTTGGTAAGACTTCGTAAATAATGTACCGCCGCGACCCAGTATAGACCTTGAGTTGGATCTTCAACGTTCATAGGTGCAGTAATTTGTATTTCACCTGGTTCGCTATTTTGAAAAGCCTTGAAAGCATAGTTAGAATGAGTGATAGGAATACTGGTATAACTGGCTTTACTGGTCATAGTGATTTGAGGAGTATACGGAAAGATTAACCCGCCCGCATCTTTTAACGGAGCAAGCACTGGACTATTCCTAAAAGCCGGCCAAGTTGGCAAGCTCATTCTAACACGCCAATCGTTAGAATTTGCATCTCCGCCAAAACTGGCCACAGCACTGAGTACATCGCCTACTGCTTCTCCTGCCGCTGGTAAATCTATGCTTCTAATAGCACTCATTACTCCGCCATTGGCATATCCAGCGCTAATAGCACTAGATAAGTTACCGGCAACATTGATAGCATTAGTGCCCGCACCAATGATATTTTGTGAAGAAGTTATGTCTTGTATTAGATTATCGCCGAATGCCATAATAATATTCCTTTTGGTATATTATTTATTTGACTTTATTAAGTGCGTAGTTTATAATTAACCTATCAGAGGACTGAGAACAGGATGACAACTAAAATAAATTACCTAAACAACAAGGATATGTTGTTAGAAATACATAGATCAAAAAGTTCATATTGTAGCTTTACCAAACCAGAATATCACCAATATGACATAATTTTACCTAGCATAGACAAAATTAATATACGTACTATAGCAGAAGCCAAACGCAATAGAGCCAAACGTATAGGAGATTTGGATTATCAAACTCGAAAAAAAGCCGGCGAAAAAGTCAAACAAGCAGACTGTGAAGTAGACTATAAAAAGATTGCTAAAACAGATCTAGTCTTTAGGATTATGACATTTGATCATATCCCACTTAACAGTACTCGTAAAAAGAATCCCAAGAGTCTTGCTGACCATAGAGATAAGGTCAACTTTCCGCCATTCCAACATTGGAAATTTAATGACGCAGACGAACTCGAATGTGTTGGAAAAAGTCATTGGAAAGGTGATTTAGTCAAGGGTAAGTTTGATAAAGATGCTGGCCAAATTACTAACACTTTAGCACGTATGATGTTAAAATTGTGTGAAAGGTATGCTACTCGCGGCAATGTTCGCGGTTACACATACAATGACGAAATGAAAGGACAGGCCATTTTGCAGTTAACACAAATTGGGTTACAATTTGACGAAAGTAAATCAGACAATCCGTTTGCTTATTTTACTGCGGCTGTTACTAATAGTTTTGTTCGTGTTATTAATATTGAGAAACGTAATCAAAATATTCGTGACGACATTTTAGAAATGAATGGAATGAATCCAAGTTATAGCCGTACTGGTGCTGGAGAACATGCGGCCGCAATGAAACGAAACGAGGAAGCCGGTGAGTAATTTATTCAAAAAAGTAGCGTGTTTTACTGATATACATTTTGGATTGAAATCTAACAGCTCGGTACACAACCAAGACTGTGAAGACTTTGTAGATTGGTATATTGCAAAAGCAAAGGAGGAAGGATGTGATACAGGTATCTTTATGGGAGACTGGCATCATAATCGTAATAGTCTTAATATCACTACAATGGACTATAGTCTTAGGGCGTTGGAAAAATTGGGTCAAGCGTTTGATAATTTTTATTTCTTCCCTGGTAATCACGACTTGTATTATAAAGACAAGCGAGATATTCACTCAGTGGAGTTTGGAAAATATATCCCTGGCATTACTGTTGTTCACGAGCCTACCACTATTGGT